AAGATTTCCGGCCCCGAAAATGATAGGTTTGCCCATGACTTATTCTCCTCTCAGGCGCTGCTTCAAAACGTCCTTGGCCCGGAGCAGCAGATTCCAGGCTTCGGTATCCCGGGACACGGGGGAATTGGGGAAAAACTCCTTGAACCAGGCCTCTACCAGCCCGTCGGCATCCATTGCCTTCTCCACCTGGTGCGTGACCACAACTTCGTTATCGTCCTTGCTCTTGCTCATAAATCACCTCACGTAACTAGAATTTCCACCGGGATCACCACGCTGGCCTGGCCGTCCAGGAGTCCCTCGTTTTTCTCGATCTTGCCGCTGATCCGGCAGTAAATCACCAGGCCTCCCAGGGTCTGGTCTTCTTGATCCGAATCGGGCGCCAGGGCGGCCTCAATGGCATCGATCAGGGGATTGAGGATGTTGCCCGGCGCCGCGTTTTTGTCCTCATTCAGCCGGGCATAAAACCCCATATCCACGTACAGCAAATGCTTCGCCGGCAACCCCTGCCCCTGGTGCTGCACGTTCTCACCCGGGCCTTCCTCCATAAACAGGGCCGGCTGCTCCTCCGGGGCCACATCCTTGGCCAGGCGAGCCCGGCGCGAGGTGGTAACGAACCCGGACAGGCTCTTGACCTGGTCGAACAGGGCCTGATAAATGGCTTCCCGGTTAATCAACCCTTCACCCCTTTAAGCACCGCCGCCGCAATGGCGGCCTTGATCCGGGCCTCGTTATCCCTGAGGCTCGACCGCAAGAAGGATCGCTCCGGCATCTTTGATCCCGGATGCTGCACCGATTTGCGCACCAGGCCCTGGCCGCCAGCCTGAAAGGCCAGGGCCTTTTTGTTGCGGGGGCGAATCACATGCGCACGGGTGACGCCGCCGTATTCGTGGATGGCCCCGTAGGCTAAGGCCAGGCCGACGCTGCCGATGATGCTGGCCCCATCATCCTTAAATTCGGAGTTGATCTTGCGGCGCAGGGTACCGCTGCGGTTTTTTAACACTACACCGGAAACCTTTTGTTTGGCCGTCCGCTCCACGTTATAGGTCTCCGCCCTCACCGCCTGGCGCACCAGCCCGTCCACCCGGGGGTGCACCTGGCCCAGGTGGGCGATCACCTGTTCCTGTCCGGTCACCACGGCCCTGATCATACCGGCGCCACCTTTTTGTAGGCCTGGAGCACGGTCTTGACGCTGGCAGGCATGTCCCTGGTTGAGAAGGTAATGTTCTGGCCGGACATGGTGGCCGCATCCTGGCCGATGTGATCCCGCTCCTTGAAGCGCACCCCGATCAACTCCAGGGCGGCCTGTTCCAGGTCGGCCGGAGTGGCGGCATAGCCCCGGGTGCAGGCTAACTCCACGTTGCCCCGGCCCCTGGTAAAGACATAACCCTTAAGCCAGACGGCGCTGGGACTGAAGCGATAACCGTAGGCAGTGGAGGTGGACGCCGGGAGAATCGTCACTCCGTCGATCACCAGAGACGCCACCGCGGTCAGGGGCGGCCGGCCCAGCACCAGGACGTCCCCGCCATGGCCGTTCAACACCAGTGAATAGTTCTGAGATGGCACCTGGTAGCCGAGGGCCTCCGGCCCCTGGATAAAGGCGCTCACCGCAGTGATGAGCCGGGCCAGAAGGGTGTCCGCCGCATCCGTGGTGAGATTCAGCCAGGCCCTGAGGTTTGACAGGGTGGTGAGGTCGCCGGCAGCCATTTAGCTCTTTTTGGCCTTGGCCTTGTCCGGAGCCTCTGTTTCCGGCGCCTCTGTTTCCGGCGTAGGTGCGGCCGGTGACACGATCTGGGTGAAGCCGTAACCCGGTTCCAGGAAGACCTGGGCCTCGTCGGGGACTTCCACGACGCCTTTGACCACCGGATATTCCTGGCCCTGGAAGCTCACGTTGCCGCAGCCCTTGGGAGCTTTTAGTTTCATTCATGTCTCCTGAATAAGGGCGGACACATGGATCCGCCCCTACGGTCAGCCGTCGGCGATGTTGGTGATCAGTCCCCAGGCCGGCGGGAAGTAGTTCTGCAGCACCTCGTCCACGGTGATGGAGAAATCCCGCTTCAGGCTGGTGAGTACCCAGTCGATCTGCATGTACTCCCAGCGGGTGCGCACCTGGACCACGTTCTGCACCCCGGAGAGGGTGTAGGGCAGGGTCATGCACTCGAACAGGATGGTGCCCGGCGGCAGATCCGGATGCACCTCCACCGGGATTTCCATCCCGGTAATGGGGTGGATATAGCCGGTGACGTTGACGCCGCCCAGCACCGCCCCCTGGCGGGTGTCGATGGCAAAAGTCACGACGGTGCCCGACGCCCCGGTGAGCACCTTGGCGCCCATGTTCCGCTTTTCCCGACCGTTCACCCAGATCGTGGTGGGACTCACCTTGTAATTGTTCCAGAAACTCACTAGGGCCTCGTTGATCTCAACGATCCCGGTCTTGGTATCCGCGGTCAGGGGCGTGCCCGTCCCGGGGGTGCCGGTGGCCATCGTCTTGATATAGGCCCCACTGCCGCTCTTGAAAATCTGATACAGCAGACCGTCGAAAATCAGGGCGTTTTTAGAATTGTCCGAGCCCGGCAGGTCGCCGATCACCTGGGTGCCCGTGGCCACCGGAGTGGTGATCAGGCAGCTGTTAATGGTGGTGATGTTCCCCAGTTTCAGGGCCTGACCGTCCTCGCCCCAGTACCAGGCATAGGCCACCGCCCCGGAAACCGCGACGACGCTGGCCCTGATGGAGTGGGTGTTGACGCCGTCGTCGGCGGTGGTGACGTTAGCCGCGGCCGATTTCTGGCCCGAGCCGCCGCCGTAAATCTCGGTGGTGCCGTCGCCATTGGCCCGGCTGACCACCGCGGGGACGCCCCCGGCCACCGAGGCGTTGCGGTAGCCCTCCAGGGTCAGGGCCACGCAGTGCACCACGTACTTGGTCTTGAGTTTGCAGCTGCCCCCGGTGGCCACGTCCGCCAGGGTCGGGGTGGGTGTGGTGCCCAGGGCCACCGCAGCGCCGTTGCCGCCCAGGATAATGAACTCCTCCTGGATCATCAGGGAGCGCAGCAGCCCTTCCACCGCCGCCGCGGTGATATCCATGTAGCCCTTGCCCGCGGCCTGGGCCTGGAAGGTGACGTAGTCGTCCAGCACCAGGGTGCGGTAGGCCGCCAAATAATCGGCCACGGCGGTGGTGACGATGCCGCCCCGCCGCCCCTCTCCAGCCCCGGCGCTGAGGCCGGCGGTGTTGATGCCGGTGATGGCCTTCCAGTTGGCCTGGACGCCTAAGCCGCCTCCCACCCGGGGAATTTTGTTGCGCAGGGGGGTGAGCACGGGGTAAAGGGTCTTGGCCGGGGCTTCCAGGTCATAACCCTTGAGGCCTTGCGTGGCCCCGGTGCCGCCCAGGGCCGTGGTGAAGGCCTTGACCATCTCGAGGCTGGGCTCTTGCAGCGCTTGCGTGATCAGTTGCAGAGTCTCGTTAATCATGGCAATTCTCCTTCCTTTCAACCCAGGCTGAGGGGTTTTTCGTGGGCCGCCTTGATGAGGCCCAGGGTGTCTTTGTTCTTGATCATGTCCTCTTCCGAGGGGCCGTCCGTCTTGGCCAGGGGCAGGGCGTCAGCGTCTTTGCCCACGGCCTTCAGCACACCCTTGGCCGGGGCCGGCTGGGCCTCCACCTTGGCCAGGCGCTCCTTGAGATCGGCGTTTTCCGATTTCACCTTGCCCAACTGCTCTACCTGGGCGCTAAAGTCGCCCTCCACCTTCTCCAGGCGCTCGCCCAGGTCCTTTACCACTCCTTCCAACTGCTCCAGTGTGGTCATATATGTACTTCCTCCTTGTGGCGCAGGCGTCGCCCCCTGCGAATAATAAACCTTGTTCATGGCCATCTCGCCCACGGGCTGCTCCAGGAGCGCCCGGACGTTGACCGCCAACTCCTCGGCCTCCTCGGCCGCAAAGTCCTTGAAAATCTCCACCAGGTTAAGAAAGGCCGCCTGCAGGCGGGCCGGAATACTGGAGCCGTCCCCCTCCGCCTCGGCCTCATAGGCCACATCGCCCAGCAAGCAGCGGAGGTCATAGAGCCGGGACGCCATGCGGCCCACGTCATTAAGCCGCTTTTGCAATGTCCCGGCCTCAGCCGCCGGTAGCGCAGGCGTTCCCGCCTGCGGTCTTTGAAAATCTTTCTCTTCCTGGCTGCCGTCCACCTTCACCAGCGTGAAGCGTGCGGATTTGATCATGGGATTGTCGGCCAGGGAGAGTTCCGTGGGCACTGCGGCGTAGTAGGTCAGGCCATCCACAACCCGTTTGGGGCCATAAGCTCCGCCGAAGGAAAAGCCGGTGTAAACCCCCGCCCGCACTTTGTTGACTTCGTTGGCGTCCACCACCTTGGCCACTACATCCACAGCCTGCTCAGTGTCGTTGAACTCCAGGGCGGTGAGCTTGCCCGCAGCCACCCGGGGATTGTGCATGGCCCGGAGGTTGCCCAGGCTTTGGCCGCCGCTGGCCTGAAAGATGTCGTCCGACCAGGTCTTGATGAAGGGCTTACTGGCCTCGTAATCGAAGACCTCTTTCTGGGGGTCAGGCTCCTGGGCCGCGGCCCGGCCATGAGCTTCCACCGTGCCGTCATCCAGTTCCACCACCTTGGTCAGGGGCGCAAAAAGAATTCTTTTCATTCTAACCTCCCAACATGGCCGTCATTTGGGCCATCTTTTCAGGATCGATCTGCACCGGGGTCTGACCCCAGAGCAGGCGCAGCGTGCTCTGTCCCTCCCGGGTGGAGAGCACATACCTCAGCCACTGAAATTTCTCCGGCAGGGCAGTGACGCCGGCGTCCCCGCCGGCAGACAAATACCTGTTCCAATCCCCAATCGCCTGTTGCAGTTCCCGGTTGGCGAAATCCTGATAGACTACTTGCATCCGCAGAGCTTCAGCCAGGGGCAGGGGCGCCTCCGGACAATGCCCCCGGGGACAACTGATTGGGAAAGTCCCCGCCAACTCCACCAAGGCCTGGTCATCCGGGGCTACCACCCCAAACAGGCGGCAGATCAGCGGCCGCCGGGTATAAATCTCGCAGCCGAACTCCCCCAAAAAGGGGCAGGCGGCCAGTGCCGGGCCGGTGGCATACTTCCCCGGATGCCTGATCTCCCTCCACTCAGACAGGGTCATGGTCCGGGCGTCCCCTTCGCAGCATTCCCGGCAACCCGGCTCACAGCTCATGGCCGGGATCTGCTTCTTCCAGGATTTGAGGAGGCGTTGGATCATTCCCCTTCTCCCTGTTGTTCCGACACCACCGGCAGTACATCGCAGACGCAATTAGGATGATAGGGCGGGCCCATATCCCCTGACGGGAAGGCCTCATCCAGGGGAATCACCCCGGCGTCGGCGTTGTCGTCACACTCGTCCGGCGCGTCGTGCTCGCTGCCCAGGATAGATTCCTTGCCGCTCACCACCCCGGATTCCCGGTAGGCCATCAGATTGCCTTCCACGTCTGCCCGAGCGATCTCGGTGCGGGCGATCATGTCGCTGCGCGATTCCGAAAAGCCGAAATTCTCCTGCAGGGCCTGGCCCAACTGCTTGGTGCTCCAGCCTTCTTCCACCGCCTGGGTGACATCGGCCCGGAGATAATCCCGGGTGGACTCCTGGATCTTGGTCACCAGCTCGGCGGCCCGGTTCTCGGCCCACTCCACCGCCAGCGTATTGACCTGGCTGACGATGGCCTTATCCTCAACATCTATCTGAGTGAAGGCCGCCAGGCCGCCGTTCTGCGCTGCCTGGGCCAGCAGCGCCGCTACCTCATCCTGAGTGGCCTCGATCCCCTCAAACCGCAACTCCATGAGGAGCCGCCAAATCTTGGCCCCCTGATCCTCATCCGTTTTGGACAGGCCCAGGGCCTCGCCGAGCCGCTCCGCCGAAGCCTGGGCATCGGCCTTGAGGGCCGCTTGCATCAACTTCTGCAACTCAGCCCGGGCACTGACAACCTCCGGCCGCTCCCGGTCTATGGGCTTTATTTTTTTGTTCTTAGCGACCTTGGCCAGCTTCTGAGCCGGGTGTGGATGCGGCCCTGCCACATCCGTGGACTTCTTGCCATCCCCCGGCTCTGGGGTCCCTGGTTCCCCATTGGTATTCAGTGGCGCCGACGTCCCCACCTGCGGTCCTTCCGGCAGCGCCGGCGGCGCCTTCCCAATGTCATCCAGCAGCACCGGGCCCGCCACGGTCATGAGGAAATCCGGCACGCCGTCTTTCTCATAGCCCCGGTCCTGGCGGATTTCGCTGCGCCGCCGCACCCCGGAGCGCAGACGAATCTCATCAATCTCCGCCTGCTCCTTGGGCTTGGTGGTGCTCTCTTCTTCCCAGGCAAACTCTACCAGGTTAAAACCGCCCCGCTCCAAACCCTCGTCAACCCCGTCCTTGACCCATTCCTGCAAGGGCGCCAGGCCCTCCTCCAGGGACGCCTGCTCGGCGGTTTCGGCGGTGGCCCGGTTCATCTGCTGCACAAAGGCCTTGGGCGACAGGGAGAAACAGTAGCACACCACCCGGGCGAACCACTCGTCAATGGGGTCTTTGAGGGCGGCCTCTTTCATGGAATGCGGCGTCATGCCCTTGGGCACCCAGGTGCCCCGGCGGCGCTGGGCGGTGTTGCCGGCGAAGAGGCTGTCCCAATATTGCTGCCACTCCCGGATCTGCTCGGTGGACCAGGATTCGGACACCTCCAGCAGGGAGTCCGGCAGATTCCCCTCAGTGTAGTATTGCAGCAGGTGGAGCTGCCGCCGGATGACGAGGTTGACGGTGATGATGATCTGCTCCACCGGGGAGAGGCCGTAAACCCGCCAGGATAAGGGATTGCGGGGAAAGTAGATCAGCTCCGCCTGGGTATAGTTCGCGGCCACCACGCCCTTAAGGACCTGCTGGTAGGCCGGCAGCGGCGGCGCCGGCGTCCGCCCGGAGTCGTCCAGCACCGGCTTGATCAGGGCCCCGTCCATCACTTCCAGGGCATAAAGGCCGCCGCCCCGGTCGGGCCGGGGATAGAGGGTGGCGCAGTCGCCCACGAACATATCCTCCATCCACATGCGCAGCCATTGATTCCAGCGATGCATCCGGTCGGGCTTTTTAAACAGGGCCTTGGCCTGCTTGGCTTGGGCCTCCGCCGCGGCCAGGAGGCGCTTGCCGCCGGCGGCGGTCTCCTCCGTGGCCTGGATGTTCCAGGAGAGCTTGCACAACTGGTCCTTGCGGGTCTCGATGGCCAGGCGCACCAGGTCGCAGTTCAGGGCCAGGGCCCGGAGGTGCCCGAAGGAAAGGGGCTCCTCGCCCCGGGGCTGGGTCCTGAGGTTGTAGCCCGGCGGGTAATCCCACTGGCGGCCTTTGACCGACGGCGGGGCCGCCGGGGCCTGGGGCTCGCCGGGGCCGAACCAGGCCTCGTCGAATCGTGGGGCGGGCGTCCCCGCCCGCCAGACGCTCGTCTTGCCGCTCACCCGATCCACGATGCCCAAATCCAAGGGCTTTTTATTGCCTGAGTTGAGCAAGCTCCGCCTCGGTTTTTTCCATCAGCACGTCGGCCAACTGCCTCTGGGCTTTAAGCCCCAACAGCCGCTCCTCCAAAACCTGAATCTGCAACTGGCGGTTTTCCTCCGCCAGGGCCTGGACAATTTCGATTGCCGCTGGTTTTGTGTCAGCCATGCAGCCCCCTAAAAGTAAACAGTGCACTTCAAAATAGCGTTCTCGCCTCCGGTTCGGATGGCCTTGAAGCAGTATTCAGATTTTTCATTTTCAGCTAACCATCAACCCCTGGCCCCTGACCCCTGCCGTCTGCCCCTTCCTCCGGGCCTCCTCCGCCTGTTGCTTCTCCACCTCATCCCGGTAATAATCGAACAAGCCCATGCCGGCGCCCCCTTCCAGGAGCGTCATGGCCCCTTGGAGGGCGTCGGGGCCGTCGTCATTCACCGTCTTGGAGGGGAAATAGAGCAACTGCTCCATGAGCAGGTCCTGGTTGCCCTGGCCCCGGCAGAAGCGGATCTGGCCCCGCTCCACCTTGGGGGACATGCCGGAGATCCGGGTTTCCTTGTTGACCGTCTGATCCGTGCCCTTGATCGGCAGATGAAAGCCCCGCTGGGCCGCGGCCCGGTCAAATTCACGAAGCAGCAATTTCTGGAAGGCCACCACCTCTACCCCGAACTGCCAGTAGCCCCACTGCTCATGCCGGGCGTATGCCGCGGCAATAGCGGCGTCGATGGAGGCCTTGCGGATATAGGCGTCCAGGACGTAATAGATCATCTCCCGCCGGTCCCAGCCCACGGTGATGATGGCCTTGAAATCGGAGCTGGCGTTGGCCTCGACGCTCGGGTCGAAAAACCCGGCCACCACCAGGTGCTTGCCGCTCAACTCCTCGGGGTGATAAAACTTGAACCAGTCCTCCTGGAAGACGCCTTCCTCATTCACCGGGTTGTTCTGCTTCTCGGTGTTGAAGGCCAGGCTGCCCATCATTTTTTTCTGTTCCAGCAGCTTGGCTACCGGGTGCAGGGACGGCCAGAACGACACCAGCATGGTCTTGCCGTCTGGCCCGGTCTCCTCGTTCAAGGCTCGGTACAGGTGCCGCTGCCAGTGGCGCCAGGGCTCGTCCTGCGAGTGGATGGCAATCCACAGGGCGCTCCTGTTGGCCAGAATCGTCCCGATCCACAGAAGGCTCCCGGTGGCGTCGATGGACGGGTAGACCGCCCGGGTGACCCAGGCCAGGAGCTTGCGCACCAGGTCGGGGCTCTTGACGTTCTGGTCGTTTTCCAGGTCGTCCAGAATCACCAGGTCAGGGCGAAACTGCTTATGCTTCAAGCCCCGCAAGCGCTGGCCCCGGCCCCGGGCCTTGAGACGCACGTCGTTGAGGGTGACAAAATCGTCCACGGCCCAGTTGTCCCGCACTAACTCGCCGAAATCACACTTGATCCGCTCGTTGTAGAGCAGCTCCAAATAGATGTAGCCGGTGAGGTCTGAGGCCAGGTCCTCGGTATCGCTGCCCAGGATGATGAAATGGCGCAGACCGTGGCAGATCTGGTGCAGAGAATACCCGAAGGATACGATGGTGGACTTGGCCCCTTCCCGGGGCGCGGCGTCCACCGTCGGGGTCACCACCTCCCCGGGGCCGGGGCGCCGGTCAACCTGGGCGATTAATTCATGATGAAACGGCGCCTCCGGGGCACTGAAATAATGGGGCAGGTAGGTGCGGAAAAACTCGAAATGATCGGTCTTGCAGCGATCCCGCCGGGCCGCCTTGGCGGCCTCGGAGGTATCCACAAAGGCGGAGACTTCCCGGAAGAGGCGGCCGAGGATCTGGTCGGCCTTCTCCTGAAACTGCTTGCGGGTGAGCTTCAGCTTGAGGGTGCGCGTCGCCATGATTTATTTATTCCAGGCTCCGGAACCAGGTGCGGATGCGGCCGCCGATAAGCTGCAATTCCCCCGGCGGTAGGTTCTCGGCCTTGAGAAAATCGGTGAATTCCTTCATAACCTCAACCGCCATGACCCGGAGATCCATCGCCTGGCGCTCCACCGACTTGATGGCCGCCATGGCCTTGTTGATGGCATCGAAGGTGGCGTTATCCAACACCCCTTCTTCTGCCTTACCCTCCAGGGTGGTCAGGTATCTCTCCAGGGCCCGGCGCATCCGCTCGGCCAGGTCCCGCGGGCTGGCCAGGGCCGCGGCCCGCTTGGCTTCCCAGCCTCCCTTGGTGCGCCACTTATACAGGGTGTTGGCGCTCACCGGCAGGATCTGGGCGATTTGCTCGGCGGTTTTGTTCTCCCGGACGTAGAGACGCTCGGCCTCATCCCAGTATGCTTCTTCCTTGCGCCCGGCCATCAGCCCCCCAGGTCCTTCTGCAGCTTGCGGGCCTCCGCCAAAACCTCCATTAATTCCTTGGCCGCCTGGAACACGTGTCCATCCTTGATGGAGTCCAGGTCGTCATCCCGGAGTCGGAAGGTGCTGACATTGATATTTTCTATGAGCTGGTCTATCTTGATCAGCAAGGCCCGGAAGCGCTCCTGCTTCTCCACCATTGCCCCTTTTTTCATCAGGTCCAAAGCGTCCGCCATATCATCTCCCCAGTAAAAACGGCAGCGCCCGGGCCGTCAGGTCCAGCAAAAACGCCAGGAGCCACAGGGCGCCCAGGAGGTAGGCCAGCTTCAATTTGAGGGGGCTGATTTTGGCGTCCACCTTGGCCTCGATCCGGGCCAGCGCATCCTTGGTATCCAGGACCACGCAGGTGTGACCCGGGTCCCGATGTACCGCACAGGGGCAGTTTTCCAGCTTTTGCAATCTCCCCTCCCGATTTTTGCTCCCGGCCTCCTGCCGTTCCATCCGGCCGCTGATCTGCGCCCGCAGCAGGCTGATTTGGTGCATGAAGCGCCCGTCGATCCGCTCCAGCAACAGGGGGAAGTTTCTCCGGGCTTCCTCGCTCAAGCCATCCAGCAGCGTCGAATTCTCCGGATCAGGATACACGGCGGCTCAGTCCCGTAGCCCCGGGCGTCCCGCCTGAGGACCGGCGTCGATGCCGGGGAAGGGACTGGGGGCTTGCTCATCTTTCAGTCCCACCGGCTCTTTGGTGATCAGGCGCAAGACCAGGTTGATAACGGTCAGGATGCCCCCCTGCACCTCGGCGTCGATGACAAATCCGAACCGGCTCTGGGCCACCAGGGCCACCCCGGCCACCAGGTTGATCCACAAAGTCTTTGACCTATACCAGGCTTTCTTGTCCACGACCCCTCCCTCTTAAATCGGTGATCCCCCGAACCGGCCTGACGGCACGGCTAACGGCCTCGGGGGCACGGCCAGCCACGACATGGGCTTACTTGACGCCGGCCTGTCCGGCTAATTCCTGGGCCGCCTGGGCCTGCAAATCCAACTGTTCAATCTGCCCGGCGCTGGCGCATTTCTGCTTTTCAATGACATCGGCCAGGGCCAGGGCCGTATCAGCGGCCACCACTGCCAGCCGGACCTTGTCGTCCACCTGCGACCCCGGCGACCCCAACTGCCCCACCAGGAAATCATAAAACCCGTTGACCAGACCCACCGCTCCCTTGACCTTGCCGAAATTGCCGGGCTTATCGCAGCAGCCCGTTAGCAGTATCAACAGTCCGGCCAAAACCAGGATCAACCGAAAGTATTTCATTGTTGTTCTCCCTAAAAGTTCAGGTTCGTTTCCTCATCTTTCCATAATTGCAAACTTTTTTGTTGCCGCTATTGCCGCTATTGCCGCTAAAGTTGCATCAAGGCAAAAAAAATGGCCCCCGAAGGGGCCATTTCGCCATGTAGGGCGGGCATTACCCGCCATCGTTAAGCCGGTTGAGGACCGCCAGGTATTCATCGAGGGACGATTTCGCAATCAGCCACTTGCGGCCGGTCTTGATACCCACCAGGGTTTGGTTTTCGCAGAGCTGGCGCACCCGCCGCTCTTTCAGGTGCAGCCGGTCCGCCGCCTGGTCAGTCCGCAACCACTTCTCCTCCCGACTCTGCGCCGCCACCGCCGGATGCCAGTTAGCCATTGTGCTCTCCCTGCCCTATTTCCTCAAGGCCGCCAGGGTCAGCGGCCCCTCAACCTCCAGCGGGCATCCCGCCCGCCGTCCTTCTTCAGGTCGCCACCCGGTCCCAGGGGTACCTGGGGCCGGGGTCGGCCTTGCGGCCCGGGGGGGTCGCCACGTCCTCATGCCCCACCACGTCTTCCAGCCCATAGGCGGCAAACAGGGCCTCGATAATGGCCCGGTTAGCCTCTACCTGGCTCGCCGGCCAGGCATCCCCCCGGCCGACGTTTTCAATGCCGATGGAGAAATTATTGACCCCGGACTCGCCGTCATACGACGACACCCCGGCGTGCCAGCCCCGGAGATTGAAGGGCAGCAGCTGGTAGACCGTGCCGTCCTTGCCAATGACCAGGTGCGCCGACACCCCGGCCTTGGGGCTGCACAGCCACGACAGCGCCCCGCTTAGGCTGTTGTCGCCGGTGTAGTGAATGACGATAATCCGGGGAGTGATCACCCCGCCATGATTCGGCGACGGCCGGTGTGTCACCCTTTTTCCGTTGAGATACAGCCAATGGTTTTTAACGGAGTACATCTGACTCCCTCCCTCAAATCAATCCCAAATCCCGGAGCACCGCCCGGGTCATGGTTTTGGGGTCATACCATCCCGGTTTAAATTTGCCGGTTTTGGACCTTTTTAGGGACGGCGTCCCACCGGGACCCGAAAAGCTGCTCATCATCACCGCCGGATCCCGATTCGGTTGTCCCACTTCGGCCTCAATTTCATCCCCTTCCATCTCGCCGCACCAACCGATCAGCCCCTCCCAGATTCTGGCCCGGTCCAGACAAGCCGTTTCCTTGGGGGCATCAGGTTTCAATCGTCCGCCCTGGCGGCCATCACCAGGAGCAACCACAGCAACAGCAGCAACAGCCGTCCCAATATCACCCCGGCCAAAATCACATATTGCATGCCTGTTCCCTCCGCCCCATTGCCTTGATGGCCTCGATGACCCGCTGGGCCTGAGCCAGGGTCAGCCATTCCGGGGCCGCCGCCTTAAAGCGGCCCCAGAGAAAGGCCTTCAGGGCCTGGTGGGCCTGGGCCGACTCCGGCCCCCACTCCTGTCCCGCCCGGCTCACCCGGCCCCAGAGGCGGCGGATGGTGAGCAGTTGCGCCTCGGTAGCTTTGAGCGGCAGGTTGCGGGCTGACCCCTGACCCCTGACCCCTGACCCCTGCTTCCCCAGGCACTTCTCCAGGTGCTTGATCACCAACGAGATCTTCGGCCCCTTCAGATCCTTGCAGCTCTTGACCCGGGCCACGCCCCAGAGCATCTCCCGGTAGCCGTCGTCACCCAGGCCCACGGCCCGCTGGAGCACCTTGATTTTCTTGATTTGCCCTTTGCTGATTTTCATCATGGCTATCTCCCTAGTTCAGGTAAGCCTGCTTGCCCCGTATCACGTTCTGCTCCATCATCTTTCCCTGGTACAGCGCCTCGATGTGGGCCACACCGATACGCATGAGCAAGAGCGCCACTGCATCACAGGACTTGTCTGCTTCTTGCCGCCAAAGTTCATCCATGCAAGCCATCCGCTCCAGCGCCTCGATGTGGGCCACACCGACACGCATGAGCAAGAGCGCCACTGCATCACAGGACTTGTCTGCTTCTTGCCGCCAAAGTTCATCCATGCAAGCCATCCGCTCCTTGGCGTGCAGGACGAGTTTGGCCCGGGCTTTGGCATTTTCATTCGTTCCCTTGAGCCACTTGATAAATTTCTTCACGCTTCCGCCCGCCTTGATAAATTTCTTCACTCTTCCTCAAGTCTGTCCAGCCATAAACCAATCCGGGCGAGGATACAACCCATCAGGACAGCCGCAATCCCGAGTCCGAGGACGAAGGCCACAATTCTAACGAGTCTCATGCGCCCTCCCGCTCCAAATCATCTTTTACGCCACCGGCCCGGCGCCACAAAGTCTCGGGCGCAATCGCCGATAGGATCACGTGATTGCTGTCGGTGATTATGATGGCCCTGGTTTTACGCCCGAAAGTGGCGTCCACTAAGCGCGCCTCTGCCGCCGCCCGGCGCTTCAACCTTTTCATGGGAGAGGACCCCGGCATCAAGATGGCGTCCACTTTTGCGGCCGCCACCAAATTACCGTAACCTATATGGATATATCCATTTCCCGGCACAAACTTCTCTTTGCCGTTCATTTCGTGCGGCCTCCCTCCCCCATAAACGCCTCGCAGGCCGCCGCCGCCTGGCTGGCCTCGTGCAGATTTATCTCAGCCCCACAAGCTGGACAGCGTAACCCCAGGCTCACGCCGTTACCGCCTTCTTGATCTGCAAGAAGAAATCCTCGCTCTTCTTGATCACCGGCCCGGCCCAGGCGCACTTGAGTTCCCCGATATAAGTGCCCTCCGGCTGGTTAGTGTCCGTGCCCGTCAGATCGACGCTCACAATCCCCTGGGCCGCCCGAGCCTTATTAAATGAGGCGTCCAGCTTGGAAAAGGTGTAGGCGCTATCCGATTTGTCCTTTTTCACGCCCAGGAGTAATGTCGCCCCGGAGAGATCCACCCCGGTCCCCAGGGCGTCCTTCACGGTAAAGGTGATAGTCTTGGCTTCCCCCTGCTTGATTGCTGTCTTTTTCATTCGGCTTCTTTTCGCCTCCCCGGGGTTCTGGGCTTAGGGTCAACTCAACCTTCGTCTATCTCCACGGTGATTTGATCTGCCTCCAGAGTGATCTCAATCGGCCCCTCAATGATTTGGGTTGTGCTTTCCCCGGCGCCAATATCTCCGAGATAACCCCAGGAGGCCACCGCCTTGATCCGTTCCGCGTCTACGGCCATGTGGGGGCGCTCCTGCCGGTCCCGGAAATAGTCCCGGTGACCAACGGTGTTACGCCGTCATCGGCGTAAATCGTGTAGGCCCCGGTAGCAGGGTTGACTACCAGGCGATTTGTCAGGGCCGCGATCACCCGGGCAGTCAGGGCCGCGAGCTCCGCCTTGTCGGAGGTGGCCTCGGCCCGGGTGGGCGGGTCATAAGCATTGAGGGCAGCAGTCGCCCCGGCCTGAGCCCCGGCCTGAGAGAGGTCTTGCAGGGCATCCAAGGTCGTCTTTGTCCCGGAGATGGTGAACCCGGCCTTGTCGGTGAGGCTGCGGGTGACGCTGGCCCACACTGCCGTGGCGATGTCCGCCACCAGCGTCCCGAAACTGCTCAGGGTCCTGGTGGCATACTCCCATACCTGCTGCGCCGTCAGGGTGGAGCGGCTGGAAATGGTGGCATTGACGTTGTCCCCGACGATTTTTCCCGCCGTCCCGGCCCCGTAGGCCCCGGGAATGGGGGTGCTCCAGGGGTCGCCGGCCGAACCCGCGGCGTTGAGGGCGTTGCCGGTGGACCCGGCCCCCAGGTGGTCGGCTATGGCCTCATCCCACACCTGGTCGGCAATGGCCGCGGCGGTGGGAATATCCCCGGTAGCCGCCGGGTCAGCCGGGAGGTTATCCGTCTTGGTCTTGATCGCCGAGATTCCGGAGTTGTCCGGAGCGGTATAACCTGAAGTAGCCAGGCGGGTGTTGACTTGGGTGTTACTCGCCGGGTCAGCCGGGAGGTTATCCGTCTTGGCTTTGATTGCCGCCACGTTGCCTCCTGATTCAGGGGCCGCAACCTTAGCTGCGTCGTATGCAGATGTCAACGTCATGGCCGAGCCCGCCGCGAGGTCATTCAAGTCGGCCAGCCTTTTGCTGTCAATAAAGAAACTTCCAATCACCGCCTTGGCCGTCACGCCTCCGGCAACGACTGTGACCACCACGTTATAAGATTTCCCCACCTCAAAGCCGTTGCCGGTAGTAGCAACCACCGCCACACGATAATTACCGGTTTTGCCTACTCGTTTCGTAACAGTTCCGCCAGACAGAGTTGTATCCGTCTCATCCTCCCAAACTTCAACCGTGGGTAGGGCGTCAGCATCAGATACGGCGCCTGTGGTGGGGAGGTGGACCGTGAAATCGAGAACTATCGTATCCGCTAACTTACGATTCATTATGCCGCCCTCGCAGGTTGAATTATGTGGCTGCCGCCAATGATCGGGAAAACCCCACCGCCCACAGCCACCGGATCAATATCCAACTGCACTTCCCCATAACTCCAATAAGGCGTCACCGTCACCGCAGCGCCGCCAGTTATAGCCATCATCGGATCAACCCACACCTTCTTAGGTCCGGCTTCGAATCCCATGAGCCGGAGATAGAGATTGACATGTCCTGTCTGCACCGGATTAATGGTCACTTCCGCGTATTGGCTCCAATCCCCTGCATTGGCCCTCGTGGTAATGTTTTGAGTTGAGGCAACCGTGGTCAAAGCTCCCCCGGCGCCCGCACTCAGGTACTCGCCATAGAGTTTCAGTTTGGCGGTGGGCAGGGTGGCAAAATCCGTCTGCACGTAAAAGCGGTAGGTCTTGCTCACCCCGGCGGTAGCCCACACCCGAACATTCAGGATTTCCAAGTATAAGGTGGTATCACACCCACTCAGCGGCACAACCTCACAAACGTCAGCAGCCCCGCCGCTTCTTTGGGTAGGATTGTCTCCAGCGCCGTCAGCTGGGGTTTTATAAATGTCCCCAAAAGCATCGAAAACCCGATGGTCCCCGACTACCTGGTTGTGGTGTTCGCTGCAAAACCGTCCCATGTAAAGCGTGCCGTTGTGAAAGGTTTTACTAGGAGTAGCTTGCAAGATACAGTTTTCCAGATAGACCAGTTGAGTGAACTGGTAGTTAAAATCATATAAATTGGCTAAGGCCGCACCCGCAGGATTATAACCGATGGAGCCGTTCCGTAGTCTGGCTGCAATACAGCCGGCCCCTACTCCAGTGTTATTGCTATAAAAATAACAGTTAATCGCTTTGCCTGCAAAGCTGTTTAAGGCAACTCCACCATTACCAAAACATTTACAATTAGTTGCAAGTGTAGTCTGAGTAGCAGTGGCAATCGCAGAGCCTACGCAAGCTGCGATGATGCAGCTAATAATGTTAGAATTATAAATAATACTTGCCCCGGTAGACATAATGACTATGATTGCGTTCGTTATCGAACCTCTATACAAAGAAGAGAGGCCAATGAGACCATTTCGCATTACCACGCCGCCACTAGATAACGCAGAACCGTTAAAGCAGTTGTACCAGCCGCCAAAACCAGCATCGTTGATGTTAACATTGGTGGAGGGCAGGGCATTTGAGTTGACCATACGGGGACGGAGGGTGTTGGTCTGGTTAAGATTGGCATTGTAGCCCAACTTATAGAGCAGGACATTTCGGCTTAGGTGCAGCACGTCCGCCCCAGTTAGGCAGGTTAAAGCCCCGGCCTGGCGCTCGGTGACGGTGCAGGCGATGTCGGTGTTGCCGCCATTGGCGGTCACAGAGGTTATAGCTAAGCGACAGAAGTCGAGATAGTGACCGTTAGTAGCCCAGGCCCCGCCCTTGTGCACCAACAGTTCGTGGCCCGCCGCCCACTTGGTGGTAAAGTCCCCCAACACCGTAATGGTTACAGAATTGCCCGCGGCAGGGATGACCGCCTGGGAAACCAAGGTGGTATCGAAATCCGAGCCATAATAATCCGGGTCGCCGTAGATGTTGCACTTGCCGCCTAAGGCCAGATTGAGTCCCTTGGCGTTGTCCGCCGTGGTGTTCCATACCAGTTCGGCCAGATACTGTTTTGGGATGATGGCCCCAGGTGCGCCTACCCGCAGTTCGCCGGAAAGCTGCACCAAAATGTCTTGGTGCCCCAGGGTCAGCTTGGTGTTCATCCCGGCACTGAACTCCAGCCGGGAAACCCCGACGCCGGAAGTGGCCCCGATGGTTACTTGCCCGAGGGCGTTGGTTTCCGAGACGTTATACGTCACCACATGGCTCTGACCCGCGGTCGTGCCGATGTTGACGATATCCGTGGCGTTCCCAGGCCAGTCTGTCCCCTTGACTCCGGGGGAAGCATTGCCCCAGGTGGCCCCATTATTCCAGTTACCACTGGTGACAGAAGTAAAAGTCGCCATTATAAAACCTCAACCTGTGGCAGGGTGCTTTCAAGGCTTCTTACTCTTTTCACGGCGGTCATAATCCCCTGGTGAAGTGATCCCGGGTCCGGTTCAGCCTCAAAGCTCAGAACCTCTCAGAACCTCGTTGAACCTTCTGTTTTCGGTAAAACATCCATCTGAATTTCGTAATCCCAAGGGGTCAACGCCCCTGGGACATTGTGGAACTCTTTAATAAAAATACGTCACCCGCAACACCCCGTTCGTCTCGCCGCTCCGAATGGCCCGGAATTGCTGGATGGCCTGGGTGCCGGTGAGCACCAGGGTGTCGCCGCTGGTCAGATAGTGCCCGCTGCTGAGGCTGGGCAGCCCGCCGTCAATGCGAAACCGGATGTCCCCATTTTCCGAGGACACCAGGGCCGCCCGGGCGGCCATGCGCGCATAGGGTCCCGTGGTCGGCATGATTTTCGGACTCGAAAACCCCACCACGCTGACTCCCGCGGTGACTTCTTCGTAATCGCCCGGAATCCGGTTGTATGTTTCTAAAGTGAAGCCGCCAAACCAGGCCATAATCGTTCCCCCTGCATCTGAATAAAGGGAGGGCGGCGGTGCCGCCGCCGTCCCGGTTGGTTATTCCCGTTAGGCCAACTCCGGCACCACCAGGAGATCAGCCGTGCCCTGCCAGACATTGGTCCGGGCGCCGCCGGTGAGGGGGTCGCCGATGATAAACTGCGCCTGCAAGATCTCCCGGGCTTGCGCCTCCAGAGACGGGGGCACCAGCAGCAGGTTGGGCTTCATCCCCAGGGGCCGGCCCTCGGCGTTGCTCACCGACATCATGGCAGCCCGGGCCGCCGCATAGTTGGTGTCGTTCAGGGTTTCCTTGCAGGCATAGGCCAGCTGCCACAGGCCAAAGGCCGCCGCCCCCCGGTAATCCACGCCGTAGCGCATTTTCTTCCGCATGAAGGCGTGCTCGTCATCCTGCCGGTCCATGCGCACCAGCTGGACCTCCCGCCGCAACTGAAAGATGAATGGCTTAACCGCCCGGCTGGTGTCCATGAGATACCAGCCGGTGCCGGAGCCGCCGCCGAAGTTGGAGACGGTCCCGGCGCCCACCGGATGCGTGGCGGCAAAAAAGTTCTGGCCGTCATAACACGCCGTGGAGAATCCCCCCAGCAGCAGGTCTGCAATCAATCTCTCCGGGTGTTTCCGCGCTTCCTGGGCCAGGGCCGCCACGATGGGATTGTAGAATCCCAGCTGGTCGTCTTCGATATCATTGCGGTCCACCTCGATGGTGGCTTCCCAGTCCTTGGTTTCCACCTGGAAGGCCTGGGGTTCCAGAGAGCTGATCTGCCGGTCACCGATCCATTCCCGGACCATGGGAAAATCCAGGAGGAACTTGTAATCCATAATCCGGGTGTTGGCCGGCACCGTCATGGCCACCCGCTCATACCAGGTCTGAGTCTCTTGGAAGGCGGCGTTGAACACGGCGGTGAATCCCGTATACAGTCGGGCTAAACTTTCCATATTGATAATCATGAGAGGTTCCTCCGTTACCTGGCGATGTCGATCCAGCCTTTAGTGGCCGAGACGTATTTGACCAACAGGCCCACCTTGATGTCATTGGCGGGACCGGCAGCATCATCAAAGGTGTGGTCATCTGCCGCGTACATGGCGGCTCCCACCATGTCCTGGCTGATGGACCCGGCGTCGAACTCGAACACCCCGGCCCGCCGCAGCTTCACATTTTTGCCGCCGTTACTGCCGCTGCTGTTATCCACCTGTTCCAACGCTACCCCGGCGAACCGATAACCGATGGTGTCCGCCGCCGGCGCCGCATAACCTGCCGCATTGATACATACCAGGGAACCGGCGTAGATTTTTGTGTTGGCTGCCACCGGGTATTCAATCTCAATACCTTCCCGGTATGGCGTAGCCCGGTCACGGGTTAAAGCTGACATATCCTTCTACCTCCGCTTGTATTGGTTAATCACCCTTAGCCGAAAACCTTCCTGCTGCTCTTTCCTTCAGGGGCCAAGCCGGGATCGGGGCGGCAGGCGGTCTGGCCATTTTCCCCCTTACCCCCCTGCACTACCCCACCTAAAGAGTCTCCCTGCGGAAACTACCCGGTTTGCGCCTTGGCCTTGAGGTAGGCTTCTGGAGAAACGTTCAGGGATCGGCACACGGCCAGTTCCTCCGGGAGCAAACCTCTCTCATCATGGTGCTCTTCCCTGAGGAGCCGCAGTTCCTCCCCGGTTGGCACCAGTTTCGGGGCCCGGGCCGCATAGGTCTGGAAACCTTCCTGATCCCGGCGACAATATTCCAGCGCCCAACCGCGCTGGGCCGGGCTGACCTTGCCGGCCTGCAAAGCTTCCTCCACGAGCCGGTCGACCGTCTCGCTCGCCAGGCGGGCTTTGAGAGCCTGCAGGGCCTCCTCGGTCTTGAGCAGGCGCGACGCACCGGCTTTCAAAGCTTCCACCGCCCCCTTCAGTTGAGCCACGGAAACTTCACCCGGCAGATTCAAGGTCGCGGCCAGGTCCCGGAACGCCTCCAGCACCTTACCGTGTACCGCCCTCTCTTCCACCTCGGGTTCCAAACCCATCAGGCGTTTGAGCTGTTCCACCATCTTCCCTTTCTCCTTTACTGAGTCCATTTTTGCCGCCAGGGCCCTGACCACCGGTTCTGCCGGCCGCCGCGCTCCCGGGGGGGCGGCTTCCCCCCCCACCTGGCCACCAGGGGCGGCCG